TCAGTATTTTACACAGGTTTTGCCAACTCTCAGCAAACTGTATACACATAGATAATCCGCTCTCCTTTGATCTGCTGCTTTTTTTTGGCCTACATGATGGATGTGATTCTTTTGTTTTCTTTCTCCGGTGAGGCAAAGGACTTCCATTATCTCATGCATCTGCACTATTCCTGCTCAGCCAGATCCAGAAACCAATACAAGCAGCCAGATGCGAGATGTAGCGGTTTCTCTTGAAAAGGCTGATTTGGTCTGTGTCCGACCCGATGGTTCAGCAATCAGTACAGATTTATTCAAATACGTCTGCCGGGTATGCCGGACTGAACTTCATATGGAGTTTAATTATCATTCCTTACGTCACACCCATGCCACCATGCTTCTGGAGGCGGGCCGATGGCTGCCAGCATGCAGGAGATCTGCAATATTATGGGACAGACCCCTGATTGGATGCCGGGCCTGCTGCTGCGGGCGGACGGCTATGAATGCATGTTTTATCAGAAAGACTGAAAGAAGGCGGCCAGATCAATGGTCGCCTTTTCGTATACAGATAACAATGGAAATTTAGAATTAGAGAAATGTGTGTTAAAGCAAAGCCCGATCTTTTTCCTCATCAAATTTTCTGATCACATGCTTAATTCTATTAAGTGGGAATGGAGCCTCCTCTGCCGGATGATATTCAACCGATTCAACTCGCACAACCGCCTCGTGGTTATCCTCTCCGGCAGGCACAATAACAAAGTCACCGATATCGAAATCTTCATCTGATTGATAGCAGTATTTCTTTCCACCGTCTTCAAAAACAACATTACAGAAAATCAGATCATTGATTTTTCGACGAACTTTTCCGTATGTACGTTTGTCAAAGAAATCTCCTATACCATAAAATGAAAGGAAATCATATAAATCATCTGCAAATTCTGGCCAATCCTTTGGTAATCCATTTTTGTCGAAGGTACCTGATATCTTTCTTACACCATCGAGCTTTGTAGTCACGAGGATCTGATATTGATCTGTATGATGCGGATCAACGTAAACATCGGGCGGATTGCCTATTGCTTCCGAAAGAGCATTCAAATCCATGTCATCAAGAAAACTTGAAACTCCCTCTTCAATGTGATAAATGCTCTTCACATCGCATCTCTCAAAAATCTGACGAAAGTGTTCTACTGTCTCCGTGACTCTGTCGATTTTTATTTCTTCGTGGTAATTCCATTTAATGTATGGAAGTTTCAGATCCTGAGGATTTGGATTCTTTATTTCAGTGTACCTGTCGTAATAAACTTCAATACGATCTACCCGATCAGGATTTCCATCAAATAAAAGCAGATCATTTCTATGAAGTTTGTCTCGTATAAGATCAGAAAGACTCGGAAAAGATTCCGGAACACCCGAAACAAGCGATCCGCTTATATTTGTCGTTTGACCCTTGGAATTAGTAAGCTCCATATTCCAAAAACCTACATCTGTTACGTAGATACTGTTTTCATTTTTGCTAAAGGCCTTGGCAACGGCATCTAGAATAATTTGTATGGTTTCTCCATCTGCAGGAATTTTTTCTTTTCCAAGCAACCGCGGCCTATCATCGATTCCACCATAACGATAACGTGTTAGCCAGATGCCCCCACCGGAAGTAATCGAAAGTCGCTGTTCTACTTCATCATCAGGATAAGGTTCCGGACCGTAACAAATATTATTAGAAATAATCCGTATTTTCTGAAGAGTCCCTTCAAATGTAAGAGAACCTTCTGATTTCACAGGAGGGTCCTGACTGTCTTTGTTTGTTGTCATAAGCATTACACCTCATTTAATGCTAATAGATCTTTGTAAAGGCTTTATAGGTTCATTTGGAAATTGAGAAGGGGGGATAAGATGCCAAGTTGTGCGATTTGTGGAAAAAATCTTCCAATGCTCGGAATTAATAAGGTAAGACTGAAGGGCGGCGATGTTGTCTGCTTTGATTGTGTGAAAAAAGCCGGGCATAATCCGATGACATGGACAAAAAACCTGTCGACTACCGTTGATATGCTTCAAGCAGAAATTGCAGGTATAAACAAGGCAGAACCGGAAAAACAAAAAAGTGATATCGACATCATGAAGGAAACGTTTGACAAAAGACGGTCTTCTCTTGGACTTGGAGCAAAGGCACGAGTGTCGGATACCTTCAGACCAGATAAAAGCTTCTATAAAAGATTTTACATTGATACGATTCATAAGAAGTGGCAGGCTCTTGGTCCGGTTCATAATTACTCTGATCTGGTAAGTTATGAGTATCAGGAAGATGGTGGAACGGTTGTCTCCGGCGGCGTTGGGAGCGCTGTCATAGGTGGAGCATTGTTCGGAAGTATCGGAGCTGTTGTAGGGGCGGCAACAGGCAAGAAAAAATTATCAGATTATGTGAACAGTATGAAAATTCGACTGACCGTGAAGGATATGAATAATCCGACAGAATATATCGATATGAATCCTGTCAGAATAAGGATGAAGCGGAGCTCTGGACAGTACCGAAAGAATCTTGAAGAAACACAGGAAATCTTGTCATGTCTTGAACTGATCATTCGCGAGAGCCAAAAATCGCAAAGGGCTCCGGAGAACTCAAAAACAACAGATGCCGCAGACGAGATCCTCAAATATAAAAAGCTTCTCGATGCTGGGGCTATTACTCAGGAAGAATATCAAGCGAAGAAAAAGCAGTTACTGAATTTGTGATTCTTCAGATGGGACAAGATAGCTGGTCGAATCAGAAGTTATCAAAGATTGCAAGGCAGTTGAATGAAATTGTAAGTGATCACTTCGGACTAATTAAGCTGAATACCTGCTCATAGGTCAGTGTTGTAAGGTCTAGTGCATTAATATCTCTATGCTCTTTAATGCCTAGTATCCAGTCAACAGAAACGTTATATTTTTCACTTATCAATTTTAATGTTTCAGCTGTTGGTTGTTGCTTACCGTTTCTGATTTTATTCAAATTTGCAAGAGACATGTTTAACTTGCTCGCTGTCATATAATCTGTTTCACCAGCAAACAATTCATTCAGTCTACTACTAATGACATCATTAAATTCAGTCATTATCTCAATGCCTCATTCTCTATTTGTCTTCTATTTGCTTCAACATTTCCTCATTCACCTTTATGGTCAGGTCATAAAGATTTAAAAGATCTTGTTCATCATCAAAAGCTTGAGTTAATTCTTGCTCGACATCCGGATCTTTCCAGGCCTCTTTAGGAAGGATCATTTTACCTTTAAAAACGCAGAGCCTGTTTTCTATCCAGCCTTGAAGCGACAATGTGTCTGCATCCTGCAATGCTTTGCCTTTTTTTAGGAGTTTTTGAAGCAATGGGTCAACAATAACCAAATGATTTTCATGTTCGGAATAAGGAATCACTGCTTCTGTAATATCAATTGCTCCCTTTCCTTTCAATTCCAAAATATCCTCAACCGCGCCAGCATAAGATAATTTATCACTAGTCTCGGTTGTTTTTTTATTTGTTCTTCCAAGAAGCCAGTCCACTGATACCCCGTACTTCTCGGAAATATCAAATAGTTGATCAGTTGTTGGAACCTGTACTCCAGTAAGCAGTTTACTTACCGTCGATTGAGACAAATTAATCTTCTCCGCGATTCTATCTTGCGTATCACCATTAAATGTCTCTTTTAGCCTGTCTTTAATTATCTGTTTATTCAAAGACATATTATCCTCTTATTCTGCTTACGAATATAAATATTCGACTAGTGAATAATTAAATTATAGCACTTCCCATCTTCATTACCATAACGAATTCACATTTCGCGTCACGAAACATCTATTAACGCCACGAAAAATAGCCTTCAAACAGCTCCTTTTATCATTCGTAGCTTCTTTTCTACACTGTGATTGTAAGGAGAGCATCACAAGTCACAGCCTCTGATCAGGGCTGACCCGAACGCTTGGTGATGCACCTACAAACGAGGACATTGCTCATAGGGTAAGCAAGCCTCCACGACAAAAGGAGACAAGAGCATGTCAAACGAAGATTGGATTATCAATCTGGAAAACACAGCAGACGAGGTCGCCGGTATCTGCGGAAGCGAAGTTGTTCGCTTCATTCTCAGGGAGCACGGTGCAAGAAGCATCTATGACTTGAATCCGGGTGACTACGAAGAAGTGTTCTCTGAGCTTTACGCCTACATCGAGAACTACGACTGACAACTGAATATCGAAAGTCCTTCGGCCTCATCGCGCAGCTAACGATTGAGCCAAGGCAAGGTAATCCCCTGCTCCACTCGGTGCGCCCTACCGCGGATAGACGAGTGCATCTCTGGATGGAGCAGGCAGCAAGGCAATTTTGGTTCAGCTTCATGCACAGCTGGCCGCCAATTAGAAACGGGGTAACCCGCTAAGGTGGCCTGAATGAAGAAAAAATTGAATCTGTCATCACGGACTCCCCGTTTCGGAAAGAAACGAGGAAGCCAAGATGGCAATCCCAGTCAAAGAAGTAAAGTTTTATGACAATGGTAGAATTTATGCAACAGTAGAAGTTAAGACCTATGAGAATGGGCGGGTTGAAATCGTACCCCCTGACGGATATCGGATGTATCCAATGGATATTGAGACTGCTGACACCTCAGCACACGGATATGCTTCAGAACTTATCCGCATGTGGTGGAAAGGCAGCCGCCAGTACAAATGCTACATGGTACCCGTCCCTGAGGAACTGTTCAATGTGATGATGCGGCCTGACTGGTCGGAGGATAAGCGTAATCTCCGTTCACACAAGTGTCGTGTTGAAGGCGCTCATGGAACACCGATTATCTGCCGCAAAGCATCCTGCGTCGGATGCCCGAAAGCCGGAAAGGATATGGAAACTAATCAGACGTCTTATATCGAAGACCTGAAGAAGAACAGCAGCTGGGAGCCTTCCACTGAAGACACAACAAGTGCTGTCGCTATGGATCACATTAATCACGATGAGCTCATTGACTTTCTTGCGAAGCATCAGAAAAAGCTGGCTAAAATCAAGCTTCTGGAGGACGCTGGCTATAGCGTGAAGGAAATTCATGAAATACTGGATCTTTCCATCAACACGATCTATACAGATCGGAAGCGGATAGAGAAGCTGGAAAAAGAATTCTTCAAAGAGGATTAATCGAGTAGGAGGCGGTTATTAGCCGCCGTCCTCTCGCACCACCGTGCGTACCGTTCGGTACACGGCGGTTTCAACAGTTGACGTGCACAGACTGATATGCTGCGGCTAGATCATAAAAGCCCCAGCGTATCAGTCTTTCTTTTGTTAAAGCTGTCTTAACCACACCTGTGTTCGCCATTCGCCAGTATGCTTTCCGGCTGTAGGCGCCTTCACAGGCTGCCCATTCGGGCAGACCCAGCCCCATCAGCTTGCGTTTGCGCGTCCGTGGCAGTTTCCACTGTTTCCAGATGCACGTCCGTACGCGTCTGTACAGCCAGCCGTTCAGGGCGGCGATGTTGGTCTTCATGTCCGCCATTCCGTAGTAATTCAGCCATCCGCGCGCAGAAACCTCTATTCGCTTCATAGCCGCTACTATGCTACCTCATTTACTCCGGGAAGTGAGCATACGCAGTTTCTCCTTGAACCTCTTCCATGACTTCGCATGGACACGGACGTACACTCCGTTCTTACCTTTCCCGAAACAGAAGCCAAGGTACTTAAATTTTCGGATTGCAAACAAGCTGACCGTTCTGCTTTTCTCCCGATTCACCTTCAATTTCAAGGTTCCTTCAAGATACTTCACGCTGGATTCCAAAAGCCTCTGTGATGCCCGTTCACTCCTTGCCAGCAGCACGATGTCGTCTGCGTAGCGGATGCATGGCACCCCTCGTCTTCTGAATTCCTGGTCAAATTCGTTCAGATAGACGTTCGCGAGCAATGACAAAAGATTTCCGCCCTGCGGGGAACCTTTTTCTGTCGGAACTACAACACCGTCTTCCATTACTCCGCTCTTCAGATAACGCTTGATCAACTGGATTACTCTCTCGTCTTTGACGTTCTGTCTCAGAAGATTGAGCAGTTTCACATGGTTGATCGTGTCGAAATATTTGGAGAGGTCAAGAACAACTGCCCTTGTGTATCCCTGTTCCGCATACTCCTTTATCTTCCGAATGGCATTCTTTGCACTTCTTCCCGGACGATAGCCGTAGCTTCCGTCTGAGAACAGCGGTTCATAGATGAGCATCAGCTGCTGAGCAATTGCCTGCTGGATGATACGGTCGATCACCGTCGGAATACCAAGCTTACGTACTCCGTCGTCCGGCTTTGGGATCTCTTTGCGTCTCACGGGTGACGGAGTGTAATGTCCGCTCCTTATCTTCGCTATAAGTTCGCTCTGATGCTCCTTCAGCCATGGAAGCGCGTCCTCTATGGTCATCCCATCGATTCCGGGCGCTCCCTTATTTGCCTTCACTCTCTTATAGGCACGGTTAAGGTTATCCTTATCCAGTACCCTCCCGAGAATGTCCGGCTCTGCACTATCCCTTTCCTTCCATATCCGGTTGAAAGAGCGGTGCGCTCTCACATACCCTTTGCGTTCCACACTATCTCTTTGTGAGCAGCCGTCATTGCTGACGTTTTCTGTACCCATTCGCTCTTTCCTCCTTTCCGGGGCGTACTTGGGACTCCTGTTGATTCAGCCCTTCACGGCAATGCCGCTACTATGGCCTCTGCTGACTCCAGTACGCTCAGCACAACGGTGGTTACTCCTTTCAGAGCATATCGTACAGGCCTCCCCGGGTACCACACGTTTCTTTCCCTCCATCTACCTGCCTCATTTATTCCCGCTGATTCCGTGTAGTTACTGGGCTTCGGCTTGTATTGCAGTCTTACCCTCAGCGAAAACCTTATATGAGATTTCTGTTCGTCAGGCCGGAGGTTTGCCCTCGGGTTAGTATGTTCCCCGAATCCGGCTTCCTTCAGATTCCACCTTGCGATGGACACCCTTGCCTTCGACTGTATCCTTCCCACTACCGGGCGGATTCCAGACTTGCACCGGTTAGAAACGTGCGCCGCCGGGCGCACAACAAAAAGGCACTCGACATTTTCAGAGAGAAAACGGCAAGTGCCTGTCAGAGTTCCATATTCTGTTTTTTCTGCTTCGGAGTTTTCTGCTCCTGTATCTGCTTCTGCTGTTCCTGCTCATACTTCAATCGCTCTGTGATAGAGTGCTTCGGTTCGGGCTTCTTCTGGGGTTCTGCCTGTTCCGACGTGATGACTTTACCGACCCAGTAGCGAATATCTTTCATCGGCTGTAATTCCTCTTTGACGGCAGCAAGCTGTCCGGCAAGCTCCAGATATTTGTTCTGAACAATCTTCCAGCCGTGTCTCCATTCTTCGGCGTGGTACTGTTCGTTCCAGTCAACGGTATCTTCCTTATGACTTTTCCATCTGCCGGATGGGAGCTTGATGCGTTCGCCGTTCTCGTCAAGGTCATAAACCTTGCGGCTCTTGGGAAGCCACTTTCCATTTTCATCAATGGATCGCATCGTCAGCATAATGTGGCAATGGGGATTATGTCCCGGAGGATCTGGGTCATGGATTGCAAAATCACAACACATTCCTTTGGACACGAAATACTCATTGCAGTATTCCTGCAACATCTGCGGACACATTTCAAGCGGTACTTCTCTGGGCAGAGCAACAACGAAACGCCTTGCAAGCTGTGAGTTCCATTGCTTCTCTACTCCCTCGGCAGAGTTCCAGAGCGTTGCCCGGTCTGCGTATTCGGGTGGAGCATTGGACGGCAACATGATTTCCGTGTAAACAACCTCATGCTGTTTTCTGTGGTGGTCTTTGAATTTCTGGTCGTACTCGGAAAACAATTTTTCTCCGGCTTGGTAAGCTGCTCCGGCAACGGCAAAGCTGCCTTTGCTTCTCTGAATAATTCGTATCTCCAGATGGGGGACTGGCATTTTGTTTGAACCTCCTTTCTCTGTGCAATAAAAAATGACCGACACTTTTCAGCAGCGGTCAGATGGGGAAAGTATAAGCTTGCTGGCGGTGGATGATTGCTTGCAATCGCTCATCGGCGGCAAGTCCACAAAGGGGTAGCTGGCAAAGCCAGCGCAGGGGAAGTGTAGCTTCCTCTGGATGATTGGAGCAAAAGAATTTTGCGGAAATCATCCAGCTCCCTGCAAGGGGCCTTCGGCAGAACGCAATCACCATCTTTAGGTGGTGTATAATTACGCCCTGTTCCAAAACAGGGTTTTAGCTCCCGTTCGGTTGCTCTGTTTCCTTTCGGTTCTCAATCAGCATATTCAGCTTCTTTTGAACCGCTTCGCTATGGAAGATGAAAGTCAGCAGCTGTTCGGCAGATACTTGTGATGGGCGAAGTGTTCCACTTCCAACCTCATGTTGTAGTAGAAGCAGCGATACCACTTGTCGCAGTCCTCGTCATCTTGCCAAACCATATTCCGAATTGTGACGGTACTTTCTCCTCTGCCCCAGAAGTGTGATTTTCACATTTCTTGAAATGTGATTCTGAAGTGCGGTCCGGACTGCCTGCGGAAAACTTCAGAACATAGGTCAACGAAGGCTTTCCAAGACCCTGCCGCTTGCGCTTGATCAAACCTGCTTTCTTCTTCAGCTCGGACAGCAGTTTGACTGCTTTCTGGTTTCCGCACTGCAGGTCGCTCATGATATCTTCGACTGTGTAAATGATGTATGCCCGGTTCTGGTCATCAAACCATCCGTTTTTCATTGACAGGGACAGGCGATCCAGCATGAGTCCACAGAGAAGCTTTACCTCAACGGATACCTCGCGGAATTCTTCGCCCGTGATCAATGTCTTCGGGATCCGGTAAAACAGGAACTGCTCCGCATCTTCCTGACCGTAGAAATAATCGAATACCATCGTCCTCCCCTCCTTTCCTGAATTTCTGCAAAGAAAAAGGACGTCAATCTGCTGGAAATGCCAGTAAACTAACGTCCTCTAATGACTATGTATATTTGTCTGTTCTTATCTGGTTTTATATTGCTACTGTAACGAGGTCTAACGCTATCACCACGGTAATGTATTTTTCGAACTGTTTTCCGCGGTCAGACCAAGCCGTTTTCCCGAAGATGAAATGTTCGCAAAAGTGCTTGAATTCAGCGATTTCTACGAGTTCGTGCGTGATAGCAACACAATGGTCTCGACGTGCCTTGAGACTTCACTATGAATGTCAACAGTTTTGCATTTTTCCGCTTTGGAATTGTCGGAGAAAAAATGCTTTGAGGAAACAAGTCCACGACTGCAGAATTACTCTAAAAGACCGGAATTTATCAATTCTTATTCCGAATTCCTCTTCACATAGTGAAGCTCAATATCATACCCCAGAGCTTCCATCATCCGCACAAAAGTCCTGTTCACAACCCCATCTGGTTTCTTAATCACACGGTTCACATATGCCTTGGTGGTTTCAATCTCTTCTGCCACCTTAACCTGTGTCTTGCCCTGCTCTATACATTTTACTTTTACATCGACTTCTATATTATTTTTTACCATAGCATCTACCTGTGATCAAAATATTGGTTATCTATTTCGTATAACTTATAGTACATCATTTTATTTGGTTCTGCAAGGTCAAAAAAGAGGCTCACTGGCAATCAGCAAGCCTCCAAGATACTTTGATCATATAACTGTTATGCTTTGTTGAATTTATCCTTACCCTGCCCGCATCTCGGACATTTCCAGTCGTCCGGCAGATCCTCGAATGCGACTCCCTCATGTTCGGCGGGATCGTAGACATACCCACAGATGGAACAAACATACTTGCCCGAACTTTCAGCCTTACTAAAATCTACTTCGGCGAATACTGTTGGTACCGGATTGTCCAGATCCATCACACGCTTTGCTTCCAAGTTCTCATAGCCCTGCGGTGTATGGGTTCCCATATAAACGGTCGGATGATTGCGGACAAACTCACGTACTCTGTCAAGCGATTCACGGGCTGCGGAAAGATCATCAAAGACTACGGAGAGCTTGTTTTCATAGAGGGCTTCATCCACGTATGTGATATCCGCCTCAAACATATAGAACAGGTCGTCATTTTCTACGATTACAAGGCTGTTTCCATTTGTATGGCCTTTTGCCTTAATCAGATAGATGCCATCCTGTATTTTCTGGCTTTCAGGGAAATTATAATAAGCCCCATCCGTAAAGCTGACGGGAACAACATTGTCAATTCCCTGCAGTTCATCCGCAGTAAGTTCCTCCTCATTCACATAGATTTTCGCATTCGGAAATGACCTCAACTCTCCGGAATGGTCACCATGCTTATGTGTGAGAAGAATCTTCGTCACCTGTTCTGGCTTGTATCCTAAAGCGGCAAACGCCTCCATATAGCTGCAGATATCCTTTCCCGTATATAGGGTACTGTTCTCATCCGGCACCTCTTCCGGGGTGCCTGCGGGAAGACCCGTATCGACAAGAATCACCTCATCACCTGTGTCGATGAGATAATTCTGAAGACTGCCACGATATCTGACCTTCGGATCAAAGTTCTCTGCTCCTTCTTCACCGCCGAATACAAACGGCTGCGCATAAAAGCCGCCTGTTCTGAATTTAACTGCCTTGATCTCCATTTCAATCCTCCTTTGCTTTGTTTATTAATGCTTCTCCAAGCTCATACGCCTTCTGACACTCCTGCGGAAAAATCGTCTCATGGCGTATCCGTTTTGCCTCCGGATCAAATATCGACCATTCCCAGTCCGTCCCGGAATAGTCCTTCAGCTGTAAGGTCTCGCCGCTGACAAAAACCTCAGTTGGCCCGACAAACCTGCTCATTGTCTGCTGGTAATTATTCAAAAGTGCTTGATAGCCATAATCCGGCGAATTGCTGGTCATGATCAAAAGCACCGGGAGCACATTCTGATTGCAGCATGGCGTTTCAGCATTATAGGTCAGGTTCTGAAAGATCAGTCGTTCATAGAGTGCCCGGAAAGATGCCGTCATCTCACCAAGATAATTCGGAGACCCGATGATCAGACCGTCCGCTTCCCGGATTGCGTTGAGCACCGGAGTAAGACCATCTCTGCAAATACAATGACCTTTATTCTTTTCTCTCTTACACCCAAAGCAAGAAATACATCCGGTATATCTTTCCAGCTTGAAAAGATCGAATTTTTCCACCTCTGCTCCGGCAGATTCGGCACCCTTTATCGCTTCATCAATCAGCGTGTCTGTGTTCCACCCTATTCTCGGTCCTGCGTTGACCGCAACGATTCTTTTACTCATACGCATTCTCCTCTCCTGAGTGTCTTCTTCATCTCTGCCCCAGGCTTAAACGCATCTGAAATTGCTTATCAAACGTGACCGTTACGGTCCCTTTTTCAGCCTTGAACTGAGTCCCGGATATCGTCGTTGTCTTCAGTTTTTGGCTGCTGTCGTTTTCTTTGAATTCAGCGCCAGGCTTTACCCGGTAAAGCGTGAACGCAACATCCGGATATCTTCCTGCCTCTTTTTCAGCGTTCGTCCAGCCTTCAGTGTTAAACGTCTTGGTAACTGTAATGCAACGTCGCGCTGCGACGTACTTGTTTGTCACCTGAAGGTCTCTGGAGACATATGGTTTCTTCTCAAAGACCTGATCAAATGAAGTCAGTGCATTATCCGGGAAGGACTCTGTTACGCTGTAAATATATGGGTCTCCATTTTTATCATACTTTGGAATCCGCAGAGTGTTGCCATCCTCATCCTTAAATGCAAAGGTGTAGGAGCCATTCTTTACGACCAGACTGGCAGTCGCAGGCTTATCCTTTACCATATATGGCGAACCGTTCCCGGTGTCCGTTACCCTTTTCTGAATCAAAGTAAAAATGATCGAGCCGTCCTGTGGCATGACAAACGGGTCGCTTTCCATGTCATACGGGACTTTGCTGAATACCTTCGTGCCGCTTGCCACCATCGTCGCATGCATGGTATTGATGAAAGTTGAGCCGTTTGCGAGGTACGTCTTCTCTCCGGATGTGATAGCTGAAGTTCCATCTGCCGGCGTGTCTGTCTCCTTATATTTGTCCGCACCGTCGCCAGTCATCGTCTCGGAAGCATAGTAGGTAACCTCGGCGCCGATATCATCATCTGTCAGCTTATTGTTTGAGGCTCTCACCAGGTCTTCTGTGACATACTTTGGCATGCTCTGAGCAAAGGTATAAGTATAGGTTGTATTTTCCTGGCCTTTAACGGCTTCCTTATAGGTATCACAAGAAATCGGGATCAGAGGGAGGTTCTCCTCATCTCCGCCTGCCGCCTTAATCTGACTTGCGCTCTTCACCCGTGCCGCCAGGTTCAGTGTGACATCTGGGCGAATGTTTTCGCTGTTGTTGTGATCTGCCCAGATCTTCTTGTAAGAGATCGTTTCATCTTTGTCTTCGCGGCGGTTTGTGAAATTTGTGGTGATTTTCAGATTTTCATTTTTCTCTCCATCCGCGCCAGTTGTTGTCCCTGTATATCCGACGTCGATCGGGCTGTTAATTATATATCCGCTGTCTGTCAGACTCTCTTCACATTTATATTCATACCTGGTTCCGAGTTCTTCATTATACAGCGGGAAGTCATTGAATGTAATGATGTAGTCGTTGAGGGATTCACCCTTCCCACGCGCAAAGCTATAATCCTTTCCCAGATCTGCAGCATTTTCATCGATGGTTGCAGTTGTCGAAACCTTTCCATCCTTATCAACTGTTACTGTACAAGTGGCATACGGACTCCCGTCGCGCGTAAGATTGAAGGTTACCTTCGGTCTTCCCTTCAGATAATGTCCATCAAACCACTTCGCGTTGATCTGGTAGATGACCTTACCCTGCTTGACGTTCTTTACTTCACTACCGTTATCGCCCGCATAGGTAACCTTATAGTCCTGTTGCACCTCGACGCCATTCTCAGAGACCAGTGTAGTCGTATAACTGTGATAGGCACAGTTGTCACCAGCGGGTACGTCAGTATCTCCGACTTTTACTTCGCGGTAAACAATGTCATTCTTTAAAAGGTTGTCAAATGTTCGAGTCTCTCCGTTTTCGTCAGTAAGAGTCCTTACTCCACTCTCTTCGCTGCCGAAATAGGTTGTCATTTGTTCATTACTTAAGCCAAACAGCTGAGTGACATGCCAGCCGTTATCGGCAGAAAGCTTGTAAACACCGATCTTCTGCTTATCCCAGTCTGCCGGACGGTCAATCTTTCCATTTTTATCTTTGCGGAAAACCTTGATCACAACTGGCTGTCGCGTGGAGGTATCGCCGCCGTCGACCCATGTTTTGTAAAGATCAACGTTCATGTTCTGACCATCGCCGCCATTGACATTATTATTTGTAATCGCAACGGATTCAACGAGATCTGCCTTGCCGGAATTATCTTGTCTAAGGGTATAGTCAAAGTAATGGCGGGAGTCATCACCCACTTCGTCGACGAAGTAAGTATAACGGGAAGAATTCTCGTCATACAGTGGCAGAACAATATCTGGCGCTATACTGCCCCAGTACAGTTCGTCTTTGTTTCCAGTCAGCTCCCCTGTATAAGTCCTATTTGCCTTTGCTTCATCCAGGGCAACCCATGTCTTTCCGTGCTGATCCAGAACCTCTTCTTTTCCATACGGATCCACGCGGTGAATCGCATACTGAACCGAGGTTTTTCCCGGTTTCGCTGTCCATGTTTTGCTCAGCTCAAACCGGATCGTACCGCCCAGCGTATTCGTGATCTCCGTAACTCTGGTTCTCTTGTCCGGCCGTGCGCAATCAGCGGAAGTAACGTTCGTGATACTGTATGTGTCGATTTCGCCACTGGCATTGACGGTAAAGGCATCGCCCTGATCCAGCGTACCATCATCAGCTCCCTTTGAGAGATAGTTTGACTCTGGCACCTCGTACGGAATATAGGTATAGAAGTTACCCTTTTCATCGATCATCGGCAGGTCGCTGAAGGTCGTTCCCGCCGTCAAATCATTATAGTCAGCAAACCCTTTGATCTCTTTTACAAGCGGAGTTCCGGTGTTATCCTTGACAATTTCCACCTTAGAGGAGTCATCCGTGTACCGTTTCAGGCCGACGTGTACTGTATAACCCGCGACCTTTAAGGTTGTACCCTTGGCAACCCAGTGTTTCTGGACATAGATGCTGGTTGTATTTTTGACATTCTTATTCAGAACGATTCCGCCATTCGGGCAGCCAAGATTCGTTACTTCTTTCCTATCAGCATCCTTGTAATAGATCGCCTGATAATTTCCATTATCCGATGCAGGGATGGTCTCCTTTACGACGTACTGATACTGGCGCCCGTTTTTATCATATGGTTAATGTATTAGTCGTCATGCCACACCTCCCGCAAACGCTCTGAATGCCTGCCTCTGTGTTTTTGCGACCTCAGACGGGGACGCAGTGGGCACGTTGTAGGTGTTCTCCTGATGCATACTGTTGTCATTGTTATAAACATTCGTTACAGATGCCCCGGCCAGTCCCCCCATAGGCTTTGCGGCCGCCCTGGCGCTCCTATTCATAGAATCTTGCAGCCTGTCAAGGATAAATGAATGATCAATAAGCCCACTCACGCTTTTATCCATCTGCCTGAGCATCTCCGGCGTTTTGTTCTTAATACCTTGCGCAATTCCAAGCGGGATCATACGACCGACTTCCTTGTCCATCACATGGGAAGGTGACCGGACATCCAACCTCCTCTTTGCCGCGTCAAGCGCCTGTTGTGCGGCATTTTCAGCGGCACTCCTGATCGCCCCTGTATTAGCGTTAATGCCTTGTGCGAATCCACGGCTGAAGTTCGCTCCAACAGCTCTCGCCTTTGAAGTATAGGAATTCAACCGCCCATAGGCGATAGAGCCCAGCTGATCCCCGGCTGTTCCGGCCAGTTCATATCCATTTTCAATCGCTCCGTGAAAATAGCTTTGAAAGCTGTCCCCTACGGCTCCCGCTTTTCCCGGATAATTATTCTTGTTCAGGCCACTATCTGCGGAACTTCCCAGCCTGTCACCAGATGCATACGCTCCCGCATTTCCACTGCTTAGGTTTCCAATAAATTCATTTTTGGCATCATCCGCAACCCTGCCATAATGGCCATCCACATTAGCAGAATCCAGCCCGTCATTTGAATTTTTGGCATACTCAGCCGCTGCATGATAAGCGCCTGCCTCTCCTGCTGCATAAGTATTTACGGTGTTATCACATGCACTCTGAGCGGTTTCCGCCGCGTGTTCAGGCATTTGGGCTGCATCAATACCCTCATTAGCTCCTTGCACCGCAGATTGCGCAGCCGCTACAACAGAATACCTTCTGGCTTCAAATTCTCCCGTAAGCCCGTATACAACATCATCGGCTTTCGCTGCAGCCGGTGTTCTGGTATCCACAGATTCCACGCCACTGGATACCGCCTCGGCCGCATCCACACCACTTTGCTGTGCGGCTCCAGAATCCACAAGTTCCTGGAATGCCGATAGGATTTCATCAGCAGATGCCTCCGATAGCCCTTTGAATTTCGGATTCATGTCAGCCATTCCTTCAAGAACCGAGCCCATAGCCGCGATCATACTGCTCTTGCCATCAGGTCCAAGCTTGTCAATGCAAGCAATCGCTTCATTCAATGAGTTTTGTAATTCTTCTGGAATCTTTCCCCCGTTTTCACGGATAGCCTTTGCAGCCATTTCAAAACCTTCAGAAAGGTCTGTTAGGTTTGGTGTTGTACCAGACAGGGCCGCATTGATCAGGTTCTGGCTGGCTATTATGCCGGACGCAGCCTCCTGCGAATACTGCGGAATCAGTTCGTACATTTCAGCGGCAGCGTCTGTTCCTTCCCTTGTACCTGTCGCAAGAGAATCAATCACAGCGTTTAATCCTGCCACCTTTGTCTGCGATTCCGCCGCAGCAGAACCAGCTTCCCTATAGGCGTCTCCTGCGGATGAAAATGCACCGGAAGCATCTTCCAGCGCTGTCTGAGCCTCCTCTAATCTGCTGGCTGTGTCAGAGGACACCTCGCCATACTGTTTTGTATCTTCATTTGCTGCCTTTATTGCATCACTATAAGCTGCGTAGGCCTGTATGTATGCCGACAGGCTCTCCTGATATGCGCTTTCTGCATCAGAAAGGTCTTTCTGAGCCGTGGCATTGTCCTTAACCGCCTGCGTGTATTCATCCATAGCAGCCGCTTGAATGGCCTGTGCTTTCGTTTTAGATATGTTCTCGTCAATGGTTCCGTTCAGTTCCTGCAGGGAGACCTTTGCTCCATCCGTGTTTTCAATAAACCCATCAGCAGTCAGGGAGTATTGTGTTCCCATTGCCTCATTAAGCTGGTTCAGGATGTAATCTGCGGTTTCTGCGCACCCATCTTTTAGACGTCCCTGTGAGTCAAAGCATTCCCCAAGTCGGCTCTTCCAATTTTCCAACTCCGACGCACTTTGCTGATAGGATGAAACCGTGTTCTGAATTTCATCATCCATCTGAGACATTGATTGTCGGTTTTCATCCACACTTTGGTTAATTGCATCAATCCGGTCATAAAATGCCTGAAGCTGTGGATCGGTAGTTTCCACATTAGCCGCCAGCATAGCAAATGCCGAAGCTGCACCGGCAATCACCACCGGAATCAGCATTAAAGGATTCGCAGATGCGGCTGCACCCAAGGCTGTCAGCGCCTGTTGTGCTGTCTCAATCACTTTTGATACAGCAGACATCACATCCACAGTTTTCTTAAATGTAAGAATCGCAGTAACCGCACCAATGGCCGCCGTGGCAATCACATCAAAGTGATCCCCGATAAAATCTATGATCTTTATAACCGCCGGGCCTACAGAATCAACGATATCCCCAAACGCCTGAACCAGCTTTCCTACCAGCTTGGCCGCTTTTTCTATGCCACGTTTCAGCCCTCCGGATTCCATCGACTTTCCGATATCGTCAAATATTTTCCGGATTGGCTCCGAGATAGACCGCGGGAGTAGCGACAAAAGCCCGTCTGCAAGTGCTTTTACAATTTCCTTGGCGGCCGTGAGCATTTCGTCTTTGTGTTTAATCATGTTGCTGCCAATAGACTTGATAAGTCCGGCAGCGGTTGTAATCAGCTTCGGCGCTGCTTTACCCATACCGATCAGCAGATTGGCAATAACATTCCCTCCTGCATCAATCAGCCCGTCCACGCCGTCCTTCTGGAAAGCATCTGACAGCTGCTGAATCGCATCGTTTGCCGCTGGCATGAGCTTTTTTGTCAATGTTTCAGATATCGGCTCAAAAACCTGACCAACAAGCGCAGACGCATTATCCTTCAAGTTGGACAGCTGCCCGTTGAAGGTCTTTGACTGATTATTCATGGCGTCGTAGTACCGCCCGCCCTCTGAAGCTGCCTGCTGCAGCGCCGCTGTCAGCTCTTCATATGTGATATCCATTTCCTTGACATCTTTGGTACTCTTTCCGGTGTAATCCGCTAAAATCCCATATATGTCAATTCCTGCATAAGCGAACTGCTTGATATCAGCGCTTGTCGCCTTTCCGGCATTTTTGATCTGCTGCAGGTTTTGAGACATCCTCTGCAGCTCATCGTTACCGCCTCCTGTAGCCGCCACAGCATCACCCAGAGCCATGATAGTCTTTCTGGACTCCTCTGCAGATTCTCCGGTAGAAATAAGGAAGTTATTGGCCTGTACAAGTCCTTTGACATCAAACGGAGTTGTTGCGGCATCCTTCTTAATCGCTTCTAGAGCAGCCTCCGCCTTTTCGGATGAACCAAGCATCGTAGTAAGCGCAGTCTGGTATTTTTCTATTTCTGCGTTATACGAGACCCCCATCGTTCCAAGGCCAACAATCGCAGTGCTGACGCTTGCGATTGCACCAACCGCGATTTTTGCCGCGCTTTTTGCAAAATCGGCTATCTTTCCAATTTTATCCTTGATAGCTCCCGTTATGGGTTCAAGTGCCGTTGAATATTTGTCTAGGTCTTCTGTGTATTCTGAAAAACAACGTGAACTGGCCTTCGCGCTATCCTCAAAAGCCGTTTTTATTCGGGATATCGGGCCAGAAGACAGGTTATCCGCCTTCACTGTGAAAGAACGCATAGGATCGTCTAAATTGGCGCGAAGGGCTTCTACCTTCTTTTTAGCCTCTTCTGTTTCTTTACCTACGCTTTTAGCCGCCCTCTCTGCACTTTCTGAGATAGTATTTGCGGCCTTTTTAACCTTCTTTTCAGCATCAGCCAGCCCTTTTTCTATGCCCTTCGTGTCCAGCGAAGTATCAATAATAATTTTTCCGTCTGCCATAACCTCTGTTCCCTTATAAATAGGGCGCTGGATCTTCTCCACGCTTCAATGCTTCTGCTATCTTCTCTTCCCGCTCGCTTTTTGGCTCCGTAATTCGGTAGTAGCCCTGCAGGGCTTTATACAGATTCTTTTGCTCCTTATTCAGGTTTTTGTCCGCAAGGCTTTTTGTCCTGATCTCGATGATCCTGTTTAACCGGACATCCTCCGGAAGTTCGGCAAGCATCTCGTTAAAATCCCACCAGTGCAGATATTTAACTTCCCGCAGGTCTACCCCATAGACACGCCGGAACGCGGACCATATCAGGCGGCTGTCATATTTCCAGTCCATAGGCTTTTCGCTATTGATACCCAAGAGCTGGTTAGACGGCTTGTGCTTGCGATCTGTGACGCCACATCGGATAAACCAATCAATTTGCGTTACCGTTTCCTCAGCATCATCCGGAACACTGCCTAATAGGTAGGTGATGGCTGCTATCGTCGCCGCCGCGTTATCATCTCTTGAATGGTCCCCTTGCCGAAGGATTCTGTCGTAAAATAAGACAGCGCGGAAGTCCGACTGAATCGGATATTCCACGCCGTTTATATTCAAGGATGTGGGAAGCGGATCGAGAAGGTAGTGAAGCTCACTTTGCAAGCCCATTGATTTTTACCGTTGTTGTCTGAACATCAGCGCCAATCTGAGCCATACGGGCGTACTGTTCGTAGTATTCCTTCTCGATTTCCGCAAATGCCTGCATGGCCATCAACGGAGAGTGTTTTTTCCCGCATATTTTATCCCCGGCTCCTTTTCCAAAGAGCTTATCAAGATAATCAGGTACAAGTTCCTTGAAAATGTCCAGCCGCTTGTAAACATCTTCCCCTGTTGCCTTATCTGCTTTTGCAAAATCCTGGAACATTTTATTTGTGAGCTTCAGGGTTTTGGGCTGTGTTGCATCGTAATAATACTCTTCTCCGTTGATAATCATTTCGGTTTCCCTCCCTTTTTCAGCCTGCCAGTGTTACGGAGTACGCAAATTTAGTCTTCGCTGTCTCATCCTCAGAGAAAGCCTTTGTTTCCACATTAAAAAATCCATAAGACCAGTCACTCTTGGCAAGCAGATTCCCGGAGCCTTCGATCTCGCCGTCAGAATCATCAAAGGATGCGACCTCAACCGCTACCTTTCTCATTCTTGCCGGATAGCCTTTTGTTTCGTCTTTCGTGCCGTTCAGATCAACAGATACATAGTTGGTCTCTGTTGCGCTTCCAGTCATTTCCTCCTTGCCAATCTTCGTCAGAAAGGCGATCGCTTTCTCGGAATCAATCTGGTCAAATGTGAAAGGTGCCGTCCATGCGTAACCGGTAATACTCTGCACCTCAGAACGCATGTTGATATACCGCTTGCTGGAGGTGGATGCCGCCGGATCATCATCCAGCTTCGTAAAACCGTTTCCAATAAATTCATATGTGCTGCCGATCATAAGATAATCCGCATTGTCGGCTCTCATTCTTACTCCTGCCATTGTTCAAATTCTCCTTTTCTTGAAATAAATAAATTCACATTGTATACGGTACTGGCACCGCTTACCGTTTTCGTTATACAGATACCCGTCCGTTGTCGCACGGATGCTCATTCCTTCCTCACCCTCCGGTAATTCCGGGAAATTTTTATCCTCCGTGCAATGCTCCATCCAGTTCGCAAAATCTTCGTAAAAATCCGCCGTGTCAATGTTGTCAATCCCGTCATAGACCTCTGTAGAGCTGAAGGCAAATACCTTTCTACAGATCATGTCCCCGTTGACATATCTCCGGACCACCGGCTCCGCAGGGACACCCTCAAGGCTATAACCTTCTGTATCTTCCGGAAGGTAATCCATGAACAACTCCCGGTACTGATCCAGCACCGTACATTTTTCATTTATCCAGCGATGAATAGCCCCAATTACGCTCATTCTGACCTGCCTCCGCAAAACTTAGCTACGGACGAAACGATCTCTTTTCCGTGATCTGCCCACATCCGTTTATCCCACTGTTTGCCCCTCATGCCATTACCCTTATTTTCGTAGTACTGTCTTCTGGCATAAGGCTGTCCGTAAGTGATGGACGAAGTGGATTCAACCGCCGTGTTCTTCAGGACACCGGTTCTCATCGGGACATACGGATCCGCCATACGGCGAACAGTGCTTGTAAAAAACCGCTGTCCTTCTCCGTTCTTGTTGAGGTTCCGTTTCAGCAAAATCTTATCCGTGTTGTCCATCTCCAGCCTTACCGATGTACTCATAAATCACCACCCCTCAATCCGGATATGTGGAAGACATCCCCTTCGGTTGTCGCTCCAGCTGCACACCTGTGCATAACGGACGTTGATCTTCTCCAGATCGGAAGGTTTTTCGATGTCCGGTCCTTCGCCGCGGCAAAAATAATCCTTGTTCCCAACCACCCAGTCACTTCCGTAAGAATCCAGGGCGGAGGTTCCATCTGCAAGAGCTTCCGGAGGAATGCGGATCTTGAAAATTTCCTTCCCCACCATACCCGCATTTCCTGCTGCGATGCCAAATGACGCATACCACGAAACGTCCTGAATAACCGTCTTTTTGTACGTCGTCTTTTTCGTAGCCGTGTCATACATTTGGTGATATAAAGTTACGTCTGCGTTTGTAATCATGTCTCAACCCCGAAATCCATTAGCCCCGTCTGAGAAAGGTATTTATACGCTGCAAGGTATAACTCCTTCTCAGTTAGTGATGCCCTTTCTGAATCGGTTGCTCCCGCGAATGATACGGAATAGCCATCGTTTGATTCGCTCGCAATCTCCCGGCCATCGTACTTTTTCTTTCTTTTTTCTTGCCAGAACAGCACTTCTGCCATAGCACAAACGGCCAGCCGGACATCATTACTGATACCCGACTGATCAATCCTCTGCATGGTGTAATGATCTAGTATTTTACTGGCGCGCAATGCCAGCCGGACAAAAACTATTTCATCCTTTATCAGATCACCGCTGTACGTGTCCCGGTAAAATGCGTAATCAGCGTATGCCATTGGCTGACTCCTTTACTTACGCAGATGCTGCAGTATGCGCATAAATTCCTTCCACACGGTTATCAAGCACTTCTGCGATACCTGCGGTACGGTAGCCGAACTTCCATGCATCTGCGTCCTGGTTCTGATCAGGGGTGATGATCTTGTTGACAATATGCTTCTGGAACTGCAACAGGGCAGTTTTGTCAACCGCAAGGAAATTCATCGCCGTTGTTCCCTTGAAAGAACCATGCTGCAGGGTAATGGTTTTGAAGAACCTGCTGGAAGGAACCTCAATTACTCCAGCCCAACCCTCAAGCGCCGCTCGGGACGCCGTTGTGTCCAGATCATCAATCATGGCTTTGATGGTCGGGTTAATGAACAGGTACGTTGTGGAAATATTCGCCTCCGCGTCTTTGATCGTGGACTTTGCAAGGGAAATCGCCTTGGTAGACGCTTTTCCATCGGTAAGCGCTGCTGCTTCAGAATTCCCGGCTTTTGTCGCGTATGCACCAAGGCGATACGCATCCAGCTCAGGCACTACCTTGGTTCTTACAAACTGCGCAGACAGCGCGGAGAATACCGGAGTTGCCTCCTTCTCGTCCAGCGCATCTACAGTGAACATGCGGCCACGATCATACGCAATCTTTTTGGATTCATACGCAAATGTCACGCTGCCATCCACAAATCCGGTCTGTCTGGAATAGTCGTCCAGTCCGTCCATGTCCATTTTGGGAATTAACAGTTCGTTTGCATTGGCTCCCTCCCTTACCAAAGAATTGTCCCCATCCAGTACGGATGTAAGGGAAGCAAGCTTGTACACCTCGTCCAGTGCTTCAGAATAAAATTTTCTCAGTGCAATTGTATTAGGCATTTTTTAATCTCCTTTACTTCTTTTTTGCGGGGAGTCCCATCAACGCACGCATGGCTGCAAACTCATCCCCTGACGGTTCCTTGCCATCCGCTCCTCCGGTTGCCCCCACTGCATTTTTGTGTGGCTCTTCGGATCCGAACATGTATGCATCGGATTTCCTTACGGCTTCAATGGCATTCTTGATATCCTCGCTCTGATTTTTGGATGCTTTCAGAGCATCCAGATCAAGCATGGCAGTAATTGCTTTGGCGTTTTTACCGCCTGCCGCCGTGATTGCTCCGGATAACATCTCATTGAAGGTGCGCTCTGCTTCCTTCGCGGCATACTCCTCATCCTTTGCCTTCAGATCTCCCTGAAGCTTCGTGATCTGTCCCTTCAGATCATCCACATTCACTCCGTCAAATTTAGACAGGGTTTCTTTTGCGGTGTCGAGCTGGGTTTTGTAGTTGTCCCGTTCATTTTCGGCTTTTTTTGTTTTCGCTTTTTCAGCTTCAACATCCTTTCCGTTCAGGGCAAAAACCTTATCAATTACCTCCTGCTCAAGTCCAAATGCTTTCAAATCCTCTGTTTTCATGTTCCTCTCCTTTCAAATTTCAGAATATAAGTAGTTTTAAGCCTGTTACTTCCGGCTCTCTGATTGACTGTTTAAGGCCTGATCATCCGGCCAATAAAAAAGCACCGGATCGCTCCGATGCTTGATTAACTCTTGATTAACTATTTTACAAAAGCCGCCTGTCACCTCTGACCTGCGGCAATACGTCTATACGCTTCTGCTTCTGTTATCGTTCTCACAGGAATATCACCGGAATAGATTCCGCACATATCAAAATCTCGAATCCATTTTCCGAGTGTCCTATCGTACCGATCAATTACAACCTCTGCGGGAATAGTCGCATTATTGTTTGCTCTAATCAAAATATTGCCATCATCATACGCAAGATAATAGTCAAGTTCTGGCATATAAATCATCCCCCAACATTTTTGATTTTATCAACTCCAATCGGCAATGGAATTGTTGACGCATTTTTTATCATTTCTAAAGTCAGTTCAGCCTTACGTTCTTCGGAAACCCCTGTTTTTCTCTGTTCCTCGTAGAGTTTATGATTCTGTTCTTTAATCTTAAAGCTCACCGGCGTATGAAATTGAAGCTCGAACTTATACCGCCCCCTACTCATAATAACGGTATTTACACCACGATAGGGACCATTTGACGTAAAACTATTATTAACTTCAACTAAAGTATAACCTTTCCTTTTCATTGATTCAATAATTGTGAAATAATCTTCCGTGAAATTTTCATCCACTGACACATTTGTATAACGAAGGACATCTGTTACCCGCTTTGCATATTCATCTGTTGTTATCTTTTTTGCATCTGCTTTATCCACCAGCTTTCGTTTTAGTGACGCTTCTGTTTTAAATCTATGTTCAAGGCCTTGCAACTTACCAGTTCCCTGAGAAACAGCACTTTTTAAATCGGAAGTAATGGAAGGTTCCATTTTATGAGCCTTACTAATAAGACCGGTCGCAAGATCTTTTATATGCTCCCGTTCCCGCTTCTCCTCAGCAGCTTTTGTGAAATATCCATCATTCCATTTTTCGTATTGTTTTTTGCTTGGAGCAATTCGCCCATTCAGATCATAATAAACTCTCTCAGTCTGCGTCTTCATACCAAACGCCTTGCTGAAACTCCGGTATTCATCCAGCTGCGCCTGATATTTGCACTTCTCAATTACGATATCATCCGGGTCAGCGTCTCCGGCCTGCATCAGTTTAACTTTCTCGCGCTGGGCCCGCATGTTGGTTTCCATCTGACGCTGTCTCTGTGTTGCCTGATATGTGTTGTACTCTCTGCCTCGGAATGTCTTTGTCTCCGCTTCCTTGCGGTTCTGCTCCTCCAACCATTCATCCGTATAAGTGCGTTCTGAAACACCCGGAATAAACGGATAATACTCATGTCGGCAATTCCACCCAAGAAGGCCGGGGCCGGTTCCCAATCCGCACACGGTTTCCAGCTGTTTTTTAGTGTAGACCTTACCCTGCCATACGGCATGATCGGGGCGTGCTCCGGCATGCCATGAGACCTCGAAATACTCCGTTCCAAGAGCTTCGGCATTCATCTCGTTGATTCGCCCGGCCATCTGCGAAACGCCCGTCAGAATGGCTCTGCGTGCGGCTACATCAATCCTGTTATGCCACCCGGAGGGATAATCAATCCCCCGGTCATCTTCCGGATTGATCGTAAACCTGTGATCCGTCCGGAGGCCGCTATCAGTCAGCTGCTTGCACGCCTTCCGTATCATCGAATTATAGTCAAATGCACCGCTTGCAATTCCCACAGCGGCCTGATCGAGGTACTGGTTATATATCTCTGCCAGAGGTGTCCATACTTTTTTCCCTCCGCCATAATCCAGCATAAACCCCATTGACCGGGTGATTCCCTTCAATGCGCCGTTGGTCTGACTGATTAAGGAACTTGTCAGCTGCTTCAGCTCCTCGTTCTTTTCATACGGAACGGCCCTTTCAGCAGATGAGCTCTGCATATATAGTTTCCGGTCACGGGTGTAATATTCGTCAATTACGTTTTCATATAACTCATCGCATTTCACTTCCCCTACATTCTGATCAATCATCCGCTGAATATCAGCAGCACTGTTTCCAAGAATCCGGAGCCGGTTAAGCTGCCAGTCTGCCGTACTGGTTATTTTCCCCGCCTTCCGGATCCTCCGGACAATATCCTCCATAATGTCATATTCCAGCTGTCGGTATCGTTTTTCTATACCTGCAGCCAGTGCGCTGTGATAGGATTCCCTCACTGTATCACGCTGCTAGTCTGTTCCGGCAGATTGGTTTTTGCGGTTTGCTCATCCTCCTGGTACCATTTCATCCGGTACTGGACCAGAGACATGACACCCATAGCCACATCCTTTCTATCCTGCTCCCTCTCGGTTTCCTCGTCAGTGAGGATAGAATCATTGAAAACACAGCTGAATTCATAATTTGTGGTATAAACATCATTCCAGAATGCCAAGGCATCCACAAAATCAGCCAGGCAATCCCGGAGATTCGCCTGGATTGAATTTACCCTGTTATATTTGCGCTGCTTGGAAGCCCTGACCTCTGTGGCCGTCTTATCCACCTCGGAGGCATCTGAAAGATCACCATAAGCCAGCCCAACAACAAACTCTATGGAACGGTAGGCCTTCTCCAGACCCCTGATATATGCTTCATCACGCATGGCGGGGGAATATTCCTTGTAGAGCTCCCCGGAATTCTGCTCCAGGTTAAGCCCCCGATACAGGCGCTGTTTTCCGTGCGGAACAGAAACCTTACCACCACCCTTGTGCCGCAACGCCCGCTCATCCACATGGACTGCGCGCTCCCCGGAGTTGTACTCCCAGTCCAGACGTCCAAACTGGATATCTGCATTCCGTATCAATTCTTCCGCTTCGGCATAAATAGAAACTCCGCATGCAGAACCGTCAACCCGGTTCTTTAGAGGCACACGGAAGTAACCATAATCATTTTTCTTCATGCCCGGATAGATGATTGGTCCCGGTTCAATATTCGCCCATTCAGGAACCGCGTCCAGACCACACAGGAGGCCGATATTCGACTCCGCGGATGAGTGATAGCATTTATTTTCAATCATTAGATTTCCGTCAGCGTTGAACCGGTGCCGCTCTACCCTTGTGTACCAGCTGGATTCTCCCGTGCGCTTGCGCGTCAGGAACATGACGTCATTCGGCACCCCGTTATCAGCAAAGCTTACCGGGACGAATTTATCCGCGGAAACAAACTCAGACTTATCGCCGCCAAGAGGTTTTAGAATGAAGGAACCCAGTGCAAGTCCGTCCTGCAGGTTTTCATTCAGATCACGCACGGCAAGCTGCAGAGCATCGTTCAAAAGATCACTATGATCAACCTTTGCTTCCATTTCCCCGATCGCAATATCAGAGAATTCACGGCAGATGCCAACCTCAGACCGAAGGGAAATAATGCCGTTATCACTGTCCAGCCATTCCGCATTTCCATTTATCATGTTCTTCCATCGGTTTATGGCCGTAATCATCGCCTGGGACATCGTAACATCTGTCCCGGCAATCCTCTTCATTTCCGTATATCCGAACATTCGTCCGACAACCCCTTTCCACCAGCGCCTGACGCCTTCAAACATTCCTAACCACCACCTCACGCAATCAGGTCTTTCATGTCGCGCTCGATCGTGTACTCCATTGCATCCAATGAATCTATGTCAGTGCTCCCATCATCCAGGCGCTCATCATACGCCTTTGTCTTGTCCCAAACAGATTCTGTTAATGCCTTAGCCACCGTCCGCGCGTCTGCCGTATACCAAAAACGCCCCGACCCCATGAGCCGAAGCGTACAATCAATCCTGTCCTTTATCCGTCTTTTCTGAGCCGGGCGTACCGTAATCCAGGGGAATTCCCTTTCTACGGCATTCCGGATGGAATTACCGAGCACTGTTTCCGCATTGTCCCAGTATACGGATTCCAAATTATGAATCCCGTCCCACGATGTCAGTCCGTATGTGTTCTCCACGTACCCGACGAATTCGCAAAACATTTTATCCAGCACGTTGCTATCAATCGGTGCATCCGTATCACCGGCTGTAATCCGCCTGGATGCCAGGATAATGACATCCTGAAAATTGTCCGTATATCCGCGGGCTACAAATGCATGCCCGGACTGGTTCCCGCCAAAATCCAAACCGATTTCGATAGATACAATATCATCTTTCCGGAACTGCTTCACAGAAGATTGTGGGTTAACCTCCCCGACAACAATCTCACACCGGAACGATTCTGGATTGTCAGCAAACTTCCGGTATATTGCTCCCTCTGCGCGTTTCCACTTCCCTAGAATCAGCCTGTCATAATAAATTGTCCCCGCATACTCGCTGCATAGGTTTTTGACAAATTCATCTGTTAAAAATGGGTTGTCAAAAATCGTATATTCCTGAACATAGATGTCTGCGTCAGAGTCCAGAAACTCCTTTAGCCAGTGGGTTGGATGCTCCGGATTGCAGGAACCATCGAAACACGAATAGGGCTTATCCAGACGGGATTTAAGCATCTGGAACACATTTGGGCTCCACTTGGCCACCTCGTCCCCATACGCATATTTAATGGATGAACCCTGTATTTTTGCCACCTGAGAAATCTTTTCAGCTCCCAGGCACCACACCTGTTCCCCGAACATAGAAACAATATTCCTGGAATTGATAATGCCAACACGTTTATCTGTATAGATTTCCCGCATCGGTTCCAGGACATTCCGCTCTATACTATCCCTCGAAACGCCAAGGATTACGGAAATACCTGGTTTTTCAATCCGGTTAATAATTCGTTTTGGAATGACAGCTGCCGTATCGACAAATGATTTCCCCGACCTTACAGCTCCGGACTTGAAATTCCAACGCCTGTCCGCATGGTTCAGATATTCAATCTGTTTTCTGCTCAGTTGGACCATTTTCCTGCATCCCTTTTATAAACTCCAGCACCATGTCATTGTCCTCTGTGTTCCCTGCGTACTTATGCTTGAATTCCTCTTCTTCCATCCTCAGACGTTTCGCATCCCTCCGATCGGCTTTCTCTGCCCGTTTTTCCTCTCCAGTCTCGCCGATCAGTTCCATGAGCAGCCGCGCATATCCGGGAAGCCCACGGATTGCCCCTTTTACGATACTTGCGGTCACGGCATCATAATTTGTGCTGCCGTCCTCCATACCTATTTCCCACATTAACTCTTTCACATCAGGGTTTATCACGTTTAGTTCCAGCGCTTCCTGAAGCCGCTCTTTCATGGCTTTTTTGCGGCGGCGCGCCCTTCCGGATGCAATTCCACCTTTAGTCCCTTTTTCTCTCGCTTCTTCCTCGGTTCGTACTGGCCTTAAGTTATCTTCATTTGCCATTCACCCCACCAACTTCATTTATTTTTCACGCAAAAAAGACCGGGACTTTCCCGATCTTTCATGCTGCCATAATAACACAGATGAATGTGCTATTGTGTGTCATGTTTTATAATTTTTTGAAATGCCAAAAGCGCATGTCCGTGCATATGGCGTACCCGGTCATAACTGTATTTCATATCAACCGCAATCTCTTCCAGACATTTTGTGTGGTGGTTCTTGTCTGGGACATAGTGATCATAAAGGATTCTGATAAAGCGGGGATCCTGCAGCTGGTGAATTTCGTTTATGATCTTATCTTTCCGCTTGATATACTGAACTATCAGGGAATTGATATTTTTTTCAATATCCGTGTATTCAACGATGCATTTTTCCTGTATATTATCCGAAGATGTCTGCACTCTGTCCCCTTCATAGGATATTCCCTTCCCTTTCACAACGCTTTGCAGCTGCTCATATTCCTCAATTTTTTGGGCTATTTTCGTATCTAAAATATGCAGCTGCATTAAATACTCTTTCGCTGTCATCGTCCCGTGCTCCCGAATCTACTGTCACCATTCGGTGTCCGCAGGTCATATCCTGCATCCGCCTCATGCGCTTTCGTCGGCATGTACGCATCTTCATCAAGTACAACTTTCATTGCTTGTCCTCCGCGCATTCAATCTCCATCTTGAACGTCTCGGAAAGAATCTGCGGACCATAGATGTCCTTGATCAGTGTCGGTTCCGCATCTTCCCATGTGACCGATTTGAACATATCGTTAAACACAGGAATGGAACATATTGGAATTGGAAGATTGTAAGTCCAGCGTTCAAATACGGGGTCTTTATAAGGCTTCCGAGCGAATACAATCAGGTTTCCGCTTTTTTTATTTCTCGCCATCCACTTATACTTTTTATCTATGTTCCTTGCGATGATCTTCTCGTCATCTGTGAATTTATCCATATTTTTCCTCCCATTCTCTGTAACACTTTTCGCATCCAAAATTTTCGATCAGGCTGCAGCTAATATAGCCATCCTGATATTTTGTGATTACGGCCTTCAAGCAATCCTGAACTGTGATCTTCTCTTCGTCTACCTGTACATATTTCTGACACTCACCGTGTTGTGGGGTTAATATTCCTCCCCTGCACCAGTGACCCTGTTCTCTGGGTTCCTCGCAACGGCTCCATCCGGTCCAGTGTTCTCCGGTTTCTTTTTCTCGCGGACGAATATTTGACCGAATATCGTCGAAGCATGTACAACGCCCAGACCAATAAAAAAGGCATGTATAGCACTCACAATCCGAACAACATGGAAATATCTTCGACATTCACCCTCCCCAGACCTCCGGGCGGCGGAATCCTTTTAGTGTCATCCAATCCCCCGAAGAATCTGTCTGTGTGCCGCTGCCCCATCCGGCAATCAACCTGTTACCATCACAATGTTGCGTCCTGTTTTTAATTTTCTGTTGTAACCCTATTCATCAGTCATGCTGTTGGGATTATTTGGTTACGTGGGGCAGTATATAAACCAAATGGTTTATGTCTAGTTAAACGGCAGTTCATCGTCAATCCCGTCGGGGATGCTCATAAACCCATCCTCGTCAGTGGGTGCCGGTGGTGGCGTCTGATCGGACTGACTGCTCTGTTGGCCTGCGGCCTTGCTCTCCGCAAAATCCTGTTCCTCAATGACCACATCGGTGGTATATACCTTTTGCCCTTCACGGTTCGTGTAGCTCCCGGTCTGAATTCTTCCGGAAACACAGATTTTCATGCCTTTTTTCAGGTACTTCTCCGTAAACTCCCCGCCCTTCCCAAATGCCACGCATCGAATAAAATCCGCGGTCTGGTCGTCGTTCTGACGGTGAAACCTTCTGTCCACAGCAAGGGTGTATCTGGCAACGCACATCGGTTCATCCCCCTGCGTGTATCTGATTTCCGGGTCTTTGGTCAGACGGCCTAACAAAATTACCTTGTTCATGTTTCCCTCCTTCCGGGTTTTCTAAACCCATTCCTGAATATCCCCGCATTCCGGGTACGGCGGATCCCCATTCACGCAGTCATCATACGGGCAGTTAAAGCAGTCTGTCCGCATGCATGTTTCCCGGATTTCACTTCTGCGCTTCTTCTGGCTGTATGTCCGCGATACCTGGATTAACTTCCTGCCCCTCCATCCGCTGTTGTACCGCCCGCGGATGGTATCAGGACTGACGCCGGATATATCCGCCCACTCTTTCAGCGTGTGCACCATACCGTCAATCTCTATTCGCAGCGTATTCAATCCCAATCATCCCCTCCGCCGGTCAGGTAGTCGATGATGTCCGGAACCATAACGATGGCGGACAGCACAACGATAAAAACAAATATTTTCATACATCCTCCCGCTTATCCTGTTTCTTTTGGCTCCGGAGGGATTTGCGAATTCAAAATACGCCTCTCCAGAACGTCGAAATCATAATCCCGATGCTGAAAATTATTAAATTTATTACCCTGCTGCTTAATGCCTTGCTTCGTTGTCCCTGACCGGGCTTTCTCCTCAACAGCCTTAAATCCCCATTTTTTCAGCACAAGGGCATAGTTCTTATAGCGCTTTCCCGATTGCTCGCAGTATTCATCAACGGCGCGTATGGCCTCATTGGTCTGCGGTTCTCCATGTTCAGCCGCCAAGGTATTAAATTCATCATCCGACAGAATAACATGGCCATACTGCCCGAATTTATGGCGTTGCTTCTCCTGTTTCGCCTCGCGCGCGCGTTTATTTACACCCGTAGGGTGTACAGATACAGAATCAGATACAGAATCAGATACAGATACACCGCCTGATTCGTCATTTTTCAGCTCTGATTTTTCACGTTTCAGGGCTGATTCGTCATTTTTCAGCTCTGATTCGCTATTCTTTAGCTCGGTTTTTTCACGGGCGGCTTTAATCCGGTCGCACTTTTCCTGATATTTTTTGCTATCCTCATCTAATTGCGGGGCAATCATGGCAAACATCCCGGCTACGGAAGGATCAGTAATTTCAACTGATTCGCCGATACGTTTCTTACAAATCGCCTGGATTAGCTCCCCAGCCTGTTCCGTTGGGATAGAAGCGATCAGTGTAGCTTAGAGATAATCCGAATAGACTCCGCTGTCTGTTTCAGGTTCCTATAAAAATCATTGATCGCTTCGAACTGGGATTCCTTTGCAATGATTTCAATCACAACTTTTTTCCGGGTTTCCTTCTTTTCTTGCTGCACCGGTTCCGGATCCTGATTCTTTTCTTCCTGCTCCGGATAGTTCTCTATCTTTCCGGGATCCAGCATCCCATCACCAAACGGATTTACTTCTTCTCCGGGAATCTGCCCCTGTTCAGCTGCAACCTGGCCTTCTATATCCTGCTTCCGGGCTTTCTCTTCGGCCTCCTGCTTGCGCTGCTGGATGTCGGCCATCTCCTTGCCCTTTGCAACCGCCTCCGACAACGACAGGTTTACCTTGTACGCCTCCAACGCTTCAAAGGAAAATTCGGGAATGGCGCGGATCGTATCGATATCTTTTTGGATTTCTGCCTTCCGGGAGAGCAGATCATCCTCAATATTTTTCATGGAATAGGATTTGTTCAGCCATTTTGGATTCCATACCTTGATCAGAGATACATAATCTGGGAATCCCATGCCCTTGAATTTCTCACGGATTTCCTGCTCCTTATCATCCTTCTGCTTCTTCTCGTATTCCTTGATCTGTGAATCTATCAGGGCAACAGGCTCGTCAATGACGCTGATCAGGCTGTTAATCTTGTCCTCAAAATCAGAAAACGGCTCCAGGTATGCCTTTTTCATCCGGATTCGCTCGTCCTTCAGGATTCCTTTCAGGCGGTTCAGATCGGCTCTGTCCGTCTTTGCTTCCTTGATCTGGTCATCCGTATAAACCAGGCCTTTGTACTCTTCCATCTTGGTTTTGATGGCAGTGCTCAGTTCTGCATAGTTAAATGTAATATTCTCCGGAATCTTTACCGGATCCACAATCAGCTGCAAATTGTTCATAGCATTCAATCCTCCATTGTATGATTGCTATATTTCTGGAAGGATAAGCGCAGGTCTGTGGTCTGACTTGATGTCTTCCCAGAACTGGTTTTCTTTTTTCTCCAGAAATTTAATGTCCTCTTCCACATCCGCCCGCTCGATATGGTAATGCCTGGTATTCAGGAACAGGCTTTCCGGATCCGAATATTCGTATTTCAGCTGTGCTTTCAGCTCTACGAATTCAAATTCCGTAACCATCAGGTAGTGAAGAACCTGCAGGTAGTAATTATCCGGAATCCTGTCGTTCCATTTTTCCTTTGTCATGCTTTGCATGATATTGGTTGTCTTGATTTCTAAAATTCCTTTCCGGCCATTCCTGTCAACCAGCCATCCGTCTAGCGACGCATGCGCCCAGGGAAATTTGTCATTTAGCCACATGTTATTATCTGTATAGAAAATCCTGCTGTCCGGGTGATCCAGCGCATACAGAGCCCGGAGATGCGGTTCGGCATCATGTCCGTACTGCACGTAGGGTTTTCCAGAAATATCCTCCGGGGTGCATCTCCCCGTCTTTTCCTCCCACAGCTGGACATTGGTCTTGTACGGGTTCATCCCAAGAATAGCCGCACAGTCAGAACCTCCTATTCTTCCATTTCTATGTGCCAACCAGTCTTTCCGGTCCTTCAAAATGATCATATGGACCGCCATTTTACAGCAGCTCCTCCAGGGACATCTGGTGAAAGAATGGCTTTTGGAACCCAGAATCCTGTGGCTCATGGGCTGACACACCAGCTTTTTGATACTTTTTCGCCAACTCCACACGCTTTTTGATGCATTCCATCCGGCTATGCTCCTGCAACATGTATCTTCTTAAAAAATCCCTGTCCTTCACCGGATCCGGCTTGAAATAGCCTTTCCCATCCTGCAGGTTAATAACCACTTCGTTTCCCCGGCTGATTGCCTCACGGATTGTCCTGTCCGGAAGCCCTGTGATTGCATGCAATCGCTTTCGCGTAATCGCATTTTCATGGCCGGTTGGAATGATGTCTATGATTTCCTGTGCATTCATATCATCCATCCTTTCCGTTTTATGCTATAATTAGTGTGTGCGTTTATATTTTTCTTTGCGTGGGCTGTGTCATCAGTCCGCGCTATTTTTTCCGTCCGCTATGTAGCAGACGATTAAATACAATAGGGATGCCGTCCCGGCCAATAAAGTACCCCTTGACCTTCCCATTGTTCCGGCTATTGGGAGGAAAAGAAGGTATACCGCTGCTAATCTGCTGATTAGCTTGATGTGATTTTTCCAGCTCATACTCTGACTCCTCAATTAACTCTGTGAGGCCGTTACCCCGGTAAATTTCCAGAATCATAGTTTCAGTCCTTCCGTGGCTTCTAGCTTTTCCTGGTTGATCACATACACCCATCGGTTGGATGATGTGCGGATTCCATACGCCCAGGGGAACGCGCCCTGCCGAATCCCTTTTCTCAAGGTTCCCGCATTCATCCCCATAGCCCTCGCCACTGCATCAACCTTTGCCCGGTGAAAACCAGACGGATCATGAGCCTCCTTGATGGCGGACGCTGAAAAATCTGCCTCAAGCGTTTCCTCCAAAACCCTCATTCTCTCCGTGGATGGAATATTTTTTCCGGTAAGATACTAGCTGATACTGGATTTCCCGATTCCGGTTATTCGGGAAAGATCGCTGCCTGTCATATTCTTCTCCCGCATTGCTGCGGCTAAACAATCCTTAAACAACATATGATCGCCTCCCTTATTTTCGGTCATTGCTTATTCCTCTCTTTCTCGTTTTCTTTTTATCTCGCCTCTTTTTTCTGTGATGTCCTTTGTCTGTCGGAACTGCCGTATACGAACCTATATAACAGCCGAAAACCCCTTTTGATGCTTTTATCGCTGTGTTAAAATATAAATGCCTACATGGCAAAGAAAGGAGCGTGGTCCTTTGACCAAACTTTTGACTTTGCCTGCTCTCTTTTGATTGGCCGCACATAGTGGCACCACGACACTTAAAACTGGGTAATTGTAGATCTACATCATGGCTACCGCGAATAGCCACGCCATGATGAATCTCCGGTCATTTGCCAGCGATTAGGCAGTGCTGAACCAAAACAGCGAAAGTGGCAAAGCGTTTAATAGAAGCATTTGATGTGGCCGGGTGCGGTGAAAACCTGCAAAACGCCAAGAGTAAACAAATTTGGCAAGAAGCTGATGGAGGCCACATCTCTGTCAGCTTTTTTGTAATAAGCACCGTGGATCAACACCAATTGCATCACATACTAGGAGCAACTCATCCGCTCGCAGTTCTCTGCTTCTTTGGGAGCTTCTCAGGCTGTTATACAGGTTCATATACGGCAGTCCTGTCACCGATGAAAGCCATCTGATATTCACTTTTTTCTCTTTTATAATCCCTGCGAGCTTTTTCGTTGCGATCATTGCCGTTTTCTGTGCTTCTCCTCTCTTTTTGTTGGCTTCATGTTTTCTCTAATCAGTTCTTTCACTCCTATGGCTTAGTCTGTAATTTTTTAATTAGGAAAAGTAACCCACTTTATTTCACTACTTTTAAGTTAGTGTTTCGGGTATAAAAATATCATCCATTTTTAACCCATATCTACGGCACAGCAATTTGAAAATATTTACAGGTGGAAAGGTTTTTTCAGATTCCCAATTTGAAATGGTGGATATTGCCGTATTATAGCCATTTTTAAGAAGAAATTCTCTCACATCCTCCTGAGTCATTCCTGCATTAACTCTGGCTGCTTTTAGATGAATCATTATGCAGCGCCCTCCTTTCATTGCATATACTACTACTTATAAGTTAGTATTGTCAATATTAAAGTTAGTTTTTCTGTAATTTTTTTGGTAGATTTACTAACTAAAAAGATGTATCATGCTCTCATGAGTAGTCAAATGGAGAGAGAAATCAATGGCAGACGAAGAACTAAGAAAAATTTTTGCAAAAAGATTAAGACATTATTTAGAGTTAAATGGATACAATCAAGCAGATCTCGCACGTTATATGCATGTTACTACCGCAACAACAGCAAAATGGTGTACTGGTCAAACCATGCCAAGAATTGATAAAGTACAAAGTATTTGCAACTGGTTGGGAATTAATAAATCAGATTTACTTGAAAATAATCCCGACCGCTCAAACGTTCTCCGGACTGATGTTCCGTTTGGTCGCTACCGCATCCCTATTCTAACCACTGTAGCTGCTGGCAAGCCTATGTATGCCGAAGAGGATGTTTTGGAATGGATTGACTACGACAAAGACCCCGGAGATCACGTTCGCGCCTGTCGTATTGAAGGAAGCAGTATGATTCCCCGGATTCAGGACGGCGATACAGTCATTTTTGACACCGATTTGGGATGGGAAGACGGTGACGTAATTATTGCCACCGTAAACGGCGATCATGCAACATGCAAGCGTATAAAACGATATGAGGACGGATTGGCGCTGCTATCCGACAATGCCAGCATTGCCCCAATGTATTATTCCCGTCAGGAAATAGAAGAATTGCCTGTGAAAATTGTAGGAAGAGTTACGGAAGTAAGAGGAAAACTGTAAATCAATCCGTAATAGGACGGTTGATAATAATTTCAATTCAAGAGGAGAAGAAAAATGAAAAAGCAAATGGTCCTATTAACACTTACACTTACGTTCTGTCTTACCGGATGTGGAGCATCAAGCGGATCTACCTCTGCAGAATCTACGCCCAAACCTACTGTAGCCGCCACTTCAGTACCGACATCCACACCAGATCCAACAGCTGTAACAACTTCGGAACTGGCTGAAACATCTACCCCAGAGCCAACAATGATATCAACTCCTGAACCAACAGACGCCGCGCTTCCCGAAGGTGCAACAGCCAGCCAGCAACAAGCGCTTCTATCCGCAAAATCTTACTTAGCAATGAGCGGTTTTTCTTATCAGGGCTTGATAGATCAGCTGTCTTCCGATTATGGAGATCAGTTCTCCGTAGAAGATGCTACTTACGCTGCAGATAACTGTGGCGCAGACTGGAATGAACAGGCACTCCGATCTGCAAAAGATTATCTGGATTACAGCGGATTTTCCTATCAGGGGTTAATTGATCAGTTATCTTCTGATTACGGTGATAAATATACCGTAGAACAGGCAACCTACGCGGCAGATAATTGTGGTGCCGATTGGAATGCTGAAGCAGTCGAAGCCGGGCAGAGTTATCTGGATATGGGGGGCTTTTCACGCGATAGCTTAATCGACCAGTTATCTTCTGACTACGGTGACAAATTTACGGTCGATCAGGCAACCTATGCAGCAGATCAGCTCGGACTTTAATCTCTCCTAGATCGTTTTGCGCGGAACCTGGTCGAGTTTCTGACCTATAAGCAGATGACCCAGCGGCATGGCATAGTCGTCGCTATGCCGGCTGGAATTATTTCTGCCTGATTTGTTGATGAATTGCATCACCGTAAAACGGGCATCTGATCTTGCAGCCATGCAACGATCAATACAAGCCCATTATAGAAAACCCGGAAAACGTATCAATCGTTGGGGAAATGATAGGTGTTTATCATAAAACAAAATAATTGATCTAAATGGGTGGGAAATT